AGACGCGAAACGCTGGGCTTTCTTGAGCAGATCCGGTGGCAATGAGATGCCCGTGGGCCGGACTTTTTGCGAGGTGGGTTTGCGCTTGTTCGCCATATCGAAGCGCCAACTCTTGCCAAACCTTTAACAAGGTTCAAGCGAAAAGATGGGCAGAAAACCCCATGCCCAAAACTTGTTAACTTTTGGTATTGTGCGAAGGTAAAAGCATGAATCCCAAAAAACCCGCGCACCTAAAGAGCGTCCACGCCGGCATTTCGATGGAACCCGCGCTGACCAAACGCGCCAAGGCCCAGGCCAAGGCCCAAGGCTTTAGCTCGCTATCCGCTTACGTGCGGTTCGTTCTCACCAAGGCCCTCAATGACGCGGCTGACGCGGCGGAGATAAAAGGCAAGAAGCACCAAGCAGCTGCCAAAGGCAAACTGCCCCCACGCAAGTAGTATCAATAACTTATTCACGCCCCCACGTTATCGGCGGGGGTCGGACATCGGTAGTCCTATGTGTGAGTTACTTTTTCTGGGCCGCCGCTTTCTTCCGGGCATTCAGCCGGCACCGCCGGCGCGTCTTCGAGGCATACCGCTCATTGGTCGCGTAGTACTTCCGCTTGCGCTTGTTCTCCTTCTCCCGAAAACCCTGCTCGCCCTCGTAGCGTTCGCGGTAGCGTTCCCTCATGTACGCCTTGCGTTCGTCTGGATCTGCATAGGGCATAGTCGAAAGATACAACGCGCCAAGGAGGTTGAAAGAGGCAAATGTGTGCTAACTTGCTGGGCTAACTCTCGGCTCCGCGGCCCGTTCTACAGAGAGAGAGGCGAGGGTCGGAATCGAACCGACGCTCGGGGCCAGCCCTTCTGTTACAGAGTAAAACGCTCGAAAATTTACCACATTAACCACTATTGCATGTACAAATTGGTGTGCTAACTTTCTCCCCATGGCCTCGCTGACCACCATGCCCAACTCCCCTTTCTGGCTGGCCCGGATGCGCGTCTGGGTGGCGGCACCGGATCACCCCCAAGGCGGGTTTTGGCGTCAGACCATACGCTCGACCAAGTTGCCACTCAAGACCGCCCGCCGGACCGCCCAGCGCGTGGCGGACGAGATGGAAGCGGTAGGCCGAGAGCTACGCTCCGAAACGCCGGACAGCGTGTGGGCGCAATCGCGCTTGGATGCCCTGCTACGGGCCGCCGGCATGTCCGCGGCCAGACGGCGCTCGACGTGGGAAAAGGCCGCCCAGGGCTATCTGGCAGCCAAGACGGCCAAGACTCGCAGCATGGAGAGCTACCGGAAGCACGTGGCGCACTTCGCAGACTTCCTCGGCCAGCGCACCCGCCATGACCTCCGGTCCATAACGCCAGAGGATATAAGCGAGTTCTACCACGGCATGATCAAGCGCGGCCTGTCCACCAATACCGCCCAGCAAGTCACCAAGACCATCCGGGCCGTCTTCACCCGCGCCACGCACCTCCGCAACATCGAGGCCAACCCCGCGGCCCTCTTCCGTATGAGCGCGGACGCCACGCCCTCGGGACGCAAAGCATTCAACCAGGGCGAGATTGCGGCCATCCTAAAAGTCGCCCAGGGCGAATGGCGCACCTGCATCCTGTTCGGGCTGTATTTTGGGATGCGCCTCGGGGACGCCCGCCGGCGGTCCTACGAGGAGATCGAGGACGGCAACCTCCGGTTTCTGCCCGAAAAAAAATCCCGCCTCGGCAAGGTGGTCACCGTCCCGCTCATGGGTGAGCTACAAACACTCCGCGGCCAGGGCCTCATCACCCCCACCTTGGCCGCCATGGAGCACGGCACCGCCAGCAAACACTTCTCCCAGCTGCTCGACCGCGCCGGCATCGTCCGCGTGAAAACCACCAAGCGTGGCGAAGGCCGCGGCATTACGGACAAGACCTTCCACTCATGGCGTCACACCACCAATTCCCTGCTGGCCGAGGCCGGCATCGATCAGCGCGTACGCCAGCTGATCTGCGACCACGATTCGGTGCGCGTCAGCAACCGCTACACGGCGGTATCAATTGATACCATGGCCAAGGCCCTCACCAAGGCCATCAAGCTGCCCAGTTAGCGTTCACGCCCCGGGTGTCGAGGTGAACAAAAGTCCGGTAAAGGCCCAGCCCGCCCCGGAATTTCCCGTCCCGCCGCATCTCGAGGAGGATCTTGTAAAGCAAGGCCGGCTTCTCGGTGCCCAGATCGAGGGCACAGAAGCGCATGTGCTGGCTGGATTTGGCCCCGCCGATTCGCCGGTTGTACGCCGGCGAGCGGTAGGCCGAGAGCACCCGAATGGGATGCCCCAGCTTCTCGCGGGCCTCGTCTGCCACCACCGCGGTGGGGATCATATTCTTCCACAATTCCTGCGGGGGAGGAGTATTCAGCCTCAAAGTCGCATCGCTCGACCCGCGGAAAAACAACTCCTCCGCCGTGAAATGATTTACGCCGGCCACGTTCAACATTGCTCGAAATGCATGCATCAGAATTCAGCCTTTCCTTTCATCCAGAACCTTCGCGCTTTCAGATCCACGTCCAATTGCAGCGAGGAGAGCAAACGCTGCCAAAATGGCCGCGGGTCCTCCGGTTCCGGTTGTTTTGTTATGAGTTCGGCAAGGCCCGCCGGACTTCCGTATAGGTCACCGGACCGGCATAGCCATCCGCCGGCACGTTGACCACGGCCTGGATCTTTTTCACCCCGTTGCTCTGGGCCGCGTTGGTCGCGTAATTGATCACGCTCACCAAGGCGGCCATCAAAAAACCCGTGACCGCCGCGGGGTCGATATGGCTGGCCAAGGTGGGATCGTGCGCGGCCACCCGCGTCACCGCGGCGGCTACCAGAGCGGCAATCGCCGGCGTCAGCAGGCTGCCCCCCTTCGAGACAAGGAATCGGAGGATGAAGGATTTCATTTGAGTTTCACGCGCTGCACCGCGCTTTCGACAGTCCACCGGAGCAGCGATTCGGTGGCGGAAATTCCTTGGTCCAGTGCCGCCCTCTTGAGCGACAGCAGTGCTTGGTCACGCTTGGCCCCGCTCGGCAGGTCCGTCTTGTTCAGATTGCGAACCACGTCCACCGCAAGCGGAAGCAGGGCCGTGGCCCCGGTGTTGAAAATGTCGCGTAGCAGGGGAAAGTAAAAATTCCACAAGGCCAGCGATATGCCTGCAAGTTTGGCAAAAAGAGAGTTCATGGTTTTCGACTAATCCTCCGCGGAGTTTTTCAAGGGGGCAAGTTGCTTCTGGATTTCCACGGCCAAAGGCAAAATGGTCGAGGCCGCATTGAGGCCGCCAGTTTTCACCGCGTGATCGAGGCACTGCATGACCACTTGGGCCTGCTCGGCTGTCAATGTGACTTGCCTACTCATTGGGTTGCTCCTGCGCGGCGAGGTAAGCCATGGTCGCGGGAATCGCGGCGAGGACGGCCTCAAAAGCGGTGGCAAGTTCCGGCACGGCGGCAAGCATTTCATCCGTAATCGGCGCGGTAATCTTCTGCACTTGGTCACCGGAAGCCAGCTGGCCGTCAGCGGTCGCCGGAAGGAGATCGACCGAGATGGAACCGCTTTTCGGATGAAGCGTAGGCTGGATTGCGGACAAGCTGTAAACGTGCAGCTTGTCGTAGACTTTCGACGGAACGGGTTCCGTCACGATGGGTGTAGGATTGGTGAGCATAAAATGTTAGGTGCCAACTTTGACTGTATTGCTGTCGTTCCAGAGGATGCCGGGGCCGGGGTTGCTGGTCGGGAGGCCGCTGATGTGAAGTGCGCGGACGGTGCCGCCGCCGCCTGCTTCGGGTTTGATCGAGACGATGTTGGAAGACCAGCCGATCGATAGACGTTCAAAGTTCGTGGTGCTGGTGAAGGTGTTGTAGATGCGGAACGTCTGGGCGTTCGCCGCATTTCTCTGGGCGAGGACTCCCGCATCGTCGCGGACGAGGATGGTGTCGGGACTTTGACCCAAAGCGGCAGCACGCCCTAATGACAAGTCTCCAGAGCAACGGAAAATCAAGTTGGTGGCTGTAAATATTTGCGATCCCGCGTTGTTGACACATTGAATGTGTCCGCCGTCTCCTGTGGCGCTTTGGTAGGAAAAGCCAGTGCCGCTATTGGCTCCAGCTACCAAGGCAAATGATGTGGCCAATACCCTTCCATCACGCCGTATGTTTGCTACCGAAGTGCCGCCTACTTGCAAATCCATGAGCAGCGAAGCTGTTGCGCTCGCCGTGTTGGTGACGTTGACGCGCAACGCTGTGAACGTGGCTGCGATCCCATTCCATGTCTGCGTTGCGTCAATAAGCGGAGCCGATGCTAAGACTGGGCCGCCTGTGAGGGTCAGCGCGGAGCCAGAGGTCGAGCCAGAGGTCGGAGCGGCGGAAAGTGTGGTGAATGCGCCAGAGTTTCGGGTGGTGTTGCCAATGGCTGGCGGGGCGGCGAAGTCGGAGGTTAGGGCGAGGGTGCCAGAGGCATTTGGCGCGGTCAGCGTGCGGGTGGTGCCGGTGGAGATGCCGGACAAATCAAACTTAAATTCTTTCGTAGGGTCAGTTGAGTTATACAGTTCCCAGTTGGCATCTGCATTCACCTCGGGGAAAGCCCCGAGATATTGCCAATCCGCGGCCACGCCGTTGTTGGCCACTCGCACATACAGTCCCGCGGGCCGGCGAGAAATTAGCCACAGGCCGGAACCCGCCTTGGCAAGGAAAACGGAGTCGAGGGCTGGTGTTCCAAGGGTGACCGGGAGCAGGGAGCTATCAGCCACCACCCCGTCAATGTAACTCGCACCTCCACCGACAAGGTCGAGTTGGCCGGTGATCGGATTGTAAGCGTAGTTGCTCACGTCCAGTGAACGAAGGCCGGCTGTCCCGCGCCGTTGCCCGAGGTGTTCCAGATGATGTTCTTCGTTGCAATCAATCCGCTCGGGGTGTTGGTCGAAGTGTCAAAGCCACTGTAAAAGGCAATCGCCGTGACCTGGGCGCTGCTGTTGTACGTGTACCCCTCCGCCTTGGTCCCCGAGGGACGGTCCGGCGACATAAGAGCCGGCTTCCCGTCCGGCCCCATGGCCACCGCCACCACCTGGCTGACGATGCGGTTGTAGTCTTGGAATTTGATGTCACTCATGGCAGGTGGCCCTTTCTACGCGGCGGCATGTTTCGGATGATCGAGATCAGCGAGGCCACGCCACAAGCCACGCCAATGCCCACGCCGGCCACCCGGAGGATCAACTCGAGGTGCGACATAAAAGTCACCAAGGCCCCGCCAAAAGAAGCGACCATCCCAGTAACGCCCTTCAACAAAGGAGCAAAAGTGTGGCTCTCGGGGATCATTGCAAATACTCCGCGGAAGTTATCGGACCCCAGAGGGCGCGACTGTTGTTGGCCGCCATGGCCACCGCTCGGGCGTCACTCTTCAACGCACGCACCCGAGTGCTGCCCCAATCGCGGTCATAGGCCCACAGCTGGTTCTTCGCCGGCGGATAAAGGTAGACCGCGTAAGCATGCCCCCGGGCCTTCTTGCCCTCGAGCCAATGCACCAAGAGCACCTCGCTCCAGATCCTGCTTTCGACTAACCCTTCACGCATCGTGATGGCCGCCGGCAAACAAGCATTGATCTCCCGCTCGACCGCGGCCTGGGGATTCCGGGGAGTCGAGGCACAGGCCGTAAGGGCCAAAGCAAAGATGGCGAGCGCGTGCGTCATGTTAGTCTGTGACATTGAGCCACGCTGCATAAATTCCGGCACCGGCAGCACCAGAGTTTGTTTGCGTAGAAAACATTCCAACTTCCCACGCGCCTTCACCGTTGCCCGCGTTGTTTGTCGGTCCGCCGCTGATTGCTGCGTTTGTGATAAAGGACGGTGCAGATGAGTTGACTCCCACCATTAACCGCACCTCACCAGTACTTTTGTTTTGTAACACTCCAATGGTATAACGATCAAACCAGTTTCCAACATTGACCCACGGTCCGTTGGTTAAAGTGGTTCCGTTGTGGGCAATCAATCGCACGCGATTGGTTCCAGTGCCAGCGTTTTCTCCCGCCAGCCCCATCTCAAAACCCACCGCACGTGTAATTGGAGATGATGCAATGTTTGTGGAGAATGCGCTATTGCCGGCCACCACTCGAAACGTGTCTGAACCCCTCGGAATGCAATCAAACACAATCCAAAAAGCATGCGAATCGGAATTCCAAAGCGTTCCGGCACCAGCGTTTGGCCGTGCGTTTGCTGTTGCCATCAAACGAACAGCACTTATTGAGTCAGCGTTGGTATCACTCAAAGCCACATTGATTTGCGAATTGGTAAGGATTGCGATTCCGTTTCCGCTTTGTCGCGTTGCAAGATTTGCGAATGTCGCGTCTGTGCGATTGTCGCTTGATTGGCTATTGGCTGACCAAAAATTCTGCGGGCGTTGCACAACGCCGCTGTCATCCACCATGACGGCCTTGAGTTGAGCAAGACCGGTGGATGCAGACGCCAACAATACCAAGATAAGAAGTTTAAGGATCATAGGATGCTAATGGTTTCCATGCGCCGGAAGCCCGGACATAGAGGGTTGTAGACGCATCTCCGTCTGTGCGGAGATATAGAGATCCATTGGGAGCGGTTGCACTTGGGGCTGTGGCACCGTGTAAAACACGCACAGCAGGAGCATCAATAGCGCCACCCATTGCAAATTCACTAATCGTCCACCAAGAAGTCTGATTTTCCGCGGCAACCCGCAAACCCGCCATAAGCCGTTTTAGTTTATCATAAAAGCCAAAGGCAATACGTTGCAGACTTTGTGATCCCAATACATTTGGCATTTGAAAGCGATGGGCATTGTCGTGGATCGCGTGAAACTCTGTAAATGATGCCCGGTACACGTAATGAGTTCCATTAGCAGGGCCGGCATTGTTACTGAACAGTGTGAACGTGTTTGCGTTTGTCACGCTATGAACCCTTGCGGTTCCCGAAAAATAAGCGTTATGCAAGCCGTTGCTGTCTACGTCCGGGTAAGTTAACCCGCTTCCGGGAATATACACATAGTCGCCTGGGGCCAACTTGTGATTAGAAAGATTAACGGTTACCGTTTGGCCGCTCCGCGTCCACGTTGCTGCTGGATATATTATGCCACTGCTATTATCCAATACCCACCCTGCTCCGGTAAAGCGAGGATTGCCGGCTGTGGATGTATCAGCAGAGCGTGGAACAAGCCGTCCATGATACCCTGCTTCGGGATAAAGGTCCACAAGCTCGGCAATGTGGACTCCCGGTGCTCCGTATGTAAACAAATTGCCGCCATCTGTCGCGTCATTTGTGCCTATAGCACGCTCAACGGTACCATCGTTAGCGCGTAATTGACGGAAAAAATGTCCAGTAGATATGAGGCTATTAAATCCAGTGACGCTCACGCATCCAGGTCGCTGAAAATATGGCAAATAGACATCAATAATGCTTGTAATTGATCCAACGGCAGAATTCGCAGGAATATTAGTAGCAGAATTAAAGGTTCCACCCACAATGTTAATACAGCCAATATTTGATTCTTTTTGTGTAATACCTTCTATAAGACATCTGAAAGTGGCCGCATGGCCAGATTCACCTTTAACGCCTATAATGTTTACAACGCCCGATGTGCCTACCCTAATAAGCGTGTTGTTACCATCACCAGACGGCTTGATCATTGTTGCTGGTGACACATCGGTCCAAAACCCAACGTCACAGTTCCAGCAGGACGCATCCTGTATGGTGGAAGCCGGTGAACCATGGACTAAATGAATACCGACATCAAAATTGTGGCATGAAACATTACGAATAAATGAATCCTCGCCAGTGCATGTTCTAATGCCGGCGTGACGATGAACCCCGTGCAATAATACGGTGTTTGTTGGCACATTGCTGGTCAGCGCCGGGGTTATTGTAAGTTGAGTTCCTCCAACATTGTAAGAAACAACTTCGTATTGCGTGTTGTGATTGGCAAAACGAACGTATTGTTTAAGTCTTGGTCCAATAGGCTCTCTAAAAGAATGAGAAAGCGTAACTGTTGTGGAGCCTGCCGAGCCTACGGCTGTGGTTACGTGCGAGCCAAACACTGGATATCTTTTCCAATCATACCCAGACACTCTCATTCCAACAGCGTTGGGGTCCGTGTAAGTTCCAACATTCATATTGGAGTGACCTTTGATCGCCAGCCCTTCAATGGTCATGCCGGCAGCATACGCATCAAAATGACCAAATTGCGCTGCCGGATTGATCACGTTGTAAGGCTGTTGGTCCCAGTATGTCCTTTCATGCCATGAAGCAATATCTTCAATTGCGGCCCCAGTATGCGAGGGGTCTACAATAATCGTTGCTCGTTGCGACCTTGTTCCAATGAGAGTAGTACCGTGTCCGATGATGATGGGTTTAGTAATTCTGTAAACCCCCCAAGGAAAAAAGACAGCGCGATGTCCTTGCCCACTGTACAATTTAGGAGTCGGTCTTCCGTCTTTAAAAATAACATTGGCGGGAATAGATAGATCGTCAGTGAGGGTGGCCGCATCGGCACTGTTGTTGGTAGCGGCATAAATTGCACGCTGGATCGGTAGCCAATCGTCGGCAATACCATTGCCAGCGGCACCAAAATCTCTGACGTTCACAACGTCTCCAAATCGATCAGCTGTAAAGATCGGAGTGCTGCTATTTACTGTGCTTGAAGTTCGTGTTGTAGCATAATGCCCTTGAAAAGTTCCGCCTTGCAGCACGTTGTCAACAGCGGTAATTGGGCCAGTGGCGATGGCGGGCATGGTCTGCCATGATGGCGCGGAACCGGCGCCCGCAGTGACGAGTGCTTGAGTGCCCCCGGTGGCAGGATAAGCGGGCAGCTGACGATTGTCTTCCCACGTGATCGTGCCGTTATTGCTGCCCAAAAGGCGGTTTCCCGTGCCGGCGTTGGGCAAATCATTCGGGTTGTTTTGGGTTTCGGGGACCTTGAGGGCGCGGTCGGCCAGACGTTTGGTCTGCTGGGCGATCATGGTCAGCTTGTCCAGGGCACGCTCATGGGAGGCCGCGGGGAAATCTCCGCCTTCCTGGTAGCTGGTGGTCTGGGTTGCCGGGACGTTGCGGAAGATGGTGACCTTCGAGGAGGTGGGGACGGCGGTGGTGGTGGTAAGGCTTCCGCCGTTGGCGTTGGCGGCCCCGGTGACATTGAACCCGCTCCCGAGGGCAAGCGTGGTATCGACGCCGGCGCTGCTGGTCACCACGCACTTGATGTGCGCGTTCTCGAAGAAAACGAAGGGAATGGCATAGCTCGAGGTGGTCGAGTTGTTGCCATTGTATTGAATCCGAGATGTGTCGTTTTGCAGAGCCATGGGATTAGTCGAAAATAGTGCAGCGTTCAGTCAGAGGGACAAGCGGATTATTCGGGATTCTCCGCGTTTTCCATCGCGCCCACGATGGGTTTGGCAAAGTTGAGCAGGGCCGCGGGCGCGGCGAGCGTGGGGTTGAAGCTGGCGAAGCGGAGCAGGTTGTTCCACTGCTTGAGCATGGCCTCGGGGTCCGAGGTGTTGAACGTATTGTCCCAGCCTTTGATCGAGCGTATGCCGCGGTCGATCATCTCGTTGGCCGGATCAGTCGATTGGAATGTCATTTCACCGAATGCTTCGCGCACCACGGTCGAACCCACGGTGCCCACCAGCATGTACCCGGAGAGCGGGGCCAGCATCATGGCCATGGCATAGCCTTCGAGCGTCCAGATCTCATCGTCCGGCTCGTCACTGAACCAATCGCGGTAGAGGTTGGCCATCGTCTGGGTGACCACCGCCATGATCATCAGCGCGGAAATAGTGCTGGCACCTTTGCCCCGCTCGCCTTCCTTGCCCAGCTGGCCGATGCCCTCGGCAAAGAGGGCCGTCTTCAGACGGGCGTCCGAGAGGAACATCATGTAGACCTTCTGGAGCATGTTGCCGCTGACCTCCCGGAGCGACCGGCTGGTCATGTCGATTGGCTGGCTGTAGTTGAAGACCGCCTTGTCCATGGCGTCGAGGGCGGCCTGCTCGGCCATGGCATCGGACGCCTCGGCTTTCTTGGCCTTGTTGTAAGCGTTGCGGTAGACGATGGCCGCGGTGAAGGTGGTGAGCGCGGCATCGGTCATCTGCATCGGGATCATGGATTTCTGGGCGGCCCAGAGGAGCATGCTCGGGCGGACCGCGGCCCGCTCAAACACGTAGCGCACCTCGGGCCGGCTGCCTTCGATCAGACGCCGTTGCACGGTGTCCGAGTTCCACGCCTTGGGCATGTCCGCCATCCACCGCGGGTCCAAGACGGTCTTGGTGTATTCGGCAAGGCCGATGTCGAAGGCGGCACGGCTGGCCGCGTCGATCTGCATGAAAAGGGTGCGGACACTAAATCCCAGCGAGGCAATGCTCTTGCCGCTGATGAGGGCGGCCCAGATATCCTTGTCCGCGGAGAGTTCCATGGCGCGGCGTCCCCCACCCTGGGCCAGCGTGTCCATCCACTGGTCGAAGATCTGCAACCCGCTCCGCCCCATGGTGGCTTCCATCGATTCGCGCACGTTCTGGTTTTTGAGCACCCCGCGGATCTCGCGGTTGATCTCGGCAAAGTTAATCCAGTGACCCATCTGGGCGGCGTGCTGAAAGAAGACGGTGATGGCATCGGTCCGGCGCATGCGGGCATCGTGGCGTTGGCGGGCCTTGAGGGACCCGGGCGTGGTGCCGGCCAGTTCGAGCGCACTGCCCATGGGGGAAAGGTCACTGCTGTCATCCTTGTGCCGGTAGCGCGTGGGCGCGTAGTTCTCGATGCGGGGCATGGCCATGCCAAACATCTTCATGTAGACGGGGTCCGCGGCATCCCCGCCGGCTTTGTATTCGCGGCGGAGGAAATCCATCGTGGCTTCCCCACCGGGGACCGAGGTGACCATCTTTTGCATGTCCTCGATGGATTCGTCGGTCCATCCCTGCCGGCGCATGCGGGCCTGCACCTCGCTCTGGTCCCAAGCCAGCAGAAGCTGCATGGCCTCGGCGGGTGACATGTTCAATTTGTCATCGGTGCCCTCGCTTTGCAGCACGTAGAATTCGAGGAATTGCTGGCGGTTGGGCGTCTCGCGCACGGCCCCGGAGGGCGTGGTGCGCCGGCGCATGATCGGCACGGCCAAGTAGGCTTCGCTCATCTTGGCCACGGCCTCGGCATTCAACTTGAACGCCTTGGCCGAGGCGCGGCCTTCGAGGATGTTGGCCGCCGTTTCCATGGGCAGGCGGATGAGTTTCTCGTTGTAACCCTCTTTGTAGCGCACCGCGGCCTTCCGCGTCTTCCGCATATCGTACATGAGCCGGCCCACGCCAAAGCTGGTCTTTTTGCCGCTGGCCGCCATGAGCATATCGATGAACCGCTTGGCCGCGTCCATCCGGTAGCGACTGCTCCCGATCTCGGCTTTGCGGATCGACCGCTCCCACGTTTCGAGAAAGCCGGCCTTGGGCAGGACGCTACGTAGCAGCTGCATGAAGCTG